CGGCGGACGAACACGAGGCCGCCACCCTGGACGATGGTGCCCAAGATGTCGTCGATCATCTGGAACGCCTCGACGTAGGTGCCCCGCCACTCGGTCGACCCGAGCGGTGGGATGGGCAGTTGCAATCGTTCGGTTTCAGCGGGCATTAGTGCACTCCTTCGGGCCATGGCACCCGGGTCATCGTGACGTCAACGACGTGTGCCGTGTCGTTCTTGCCGATCACCGGCCGGACCCGCATGTCCCCGGTCCACACGAACGGAAACCGGTAGCGGTACGTGTCGCGCCACACCAACGTCCCGGCATCCGTCAACATCTCCTGCAACTCTGCGAACTGCTCATGCCTGATCCACAGGCGCCCCTCGTACCCCGGCACCGCCGGTTGCCCCTGCGCCGTTGATGCGCCCAGGTCCGCAGCAGGCATCACGGTCATCCGGTTCGCCCACGTCGGCGTCAACGGCAGGCCGCGCAGGTGCACCCGCACCGAACGGTTCGTATCTACCGACGTGATCGTTGCGGTGAAGTCGCGGCGCCCCATCCGGCCATCAACCGGCGCCGACGGTGCAGACATGATGGTGTGATCCCCGATGATGACCCCGGACCGCAACCGGTACCAACGGTCCGCACCGAACGCGACGAACGGGTCCACGAACCGGTCGGCCCCACCAACGAACCGGCCGCGGTCAATCCACGGCCCGTCCTCGTTGTCCGAACTCTCCACGTCGATCAACGATGTGCCACCACCGAACGGCGCCAATCCGAACGATGCCTGCCCGAACCCGAACAACTGCGACGGCCACCGCACGGTGAGAGCGAACGCCGATGCCGTCACATCCGGCGCAGGCGCTTCTAGGTCGACGTTGTCCGGATCGAACGGTTGCGGCTCCACCGGTTCCGGGTCCGCCGGGGGTTCCACGACCGGTGGTGCCGGTGGTGGTGGCGCGGACTCCTGCATCGCGGTCGAGAAGGTGCGGGACACCCACCGGGACCACAACGGTTGGTTTCCCCATTGGCGCGCGACACGAACGAACACGGTGTAGGTCGCCGCAGGGTCAAGGGTCCTGTCGATCGTCCACCGCACCGCCGATGCCGCTTCGAGCTTGCGATGCAACCCGACCGCGCGCCCGGGAGGCATCCCCTTGTGCAACGGTCGGCCGCGGTACACCGACCCGCCCTCGGCCACCGCGCCGGACGATGGCAACGAACTGCGGGTGCCGGGGAACACCTGCACTTGCCATCCCGCTTGCCGGAACGTCCCATCCGTCTTCCACGTCACGTCCGGCCGGGATGTGCCCGTCACCTGCGACGGTGGCCCGGTGACGATCGGCGCCGGGGTGCTCGCACGTTCCACGTCGATCCACACGCGGGACACCCGCATCTCGCCCGTGTTGCGGGTGCGACCCAAGTAGACGAGGAACGCCCGCAGACGGTCCTCGCGCCACGAGTGGGTGTTGATGTTGTCGCGCCACGGCCCGGAATACTCCGTCCACTCCGTGCCTTCCACCGGCCCGATGCGGGTCGTCATCCCGCCGTTGAGTCGGTTCCCTGCCCACAGGTATCCGCGTTCACCCGGGTTGGCCATGCGCGCACGGATGCGGATGCGGACCCGCAATATCCGTTCGGTGTTCGCCACCGAGTCAGGGATCAACGGGTCGAACGGCACCACCGGCCACGCGTGGTAGGCGTCGGCCTCGCCCGCCGACCATGACGGCCCGGACGATGAAACCTTGTTCGAGTCGGGACCACCGAACACGGCCCGCAGGTACGCGCCGTCGGACGGGTTGTTGATCGCCCCGTCCCCGCCAACTTCTTCCCATAGGCCGACCTGTTCCGGCGGGTATCGCAGTTGCAGGCTGTTCACGGTGGTCACAGGTCAGCTCCCCGTAGTTGGTCCAACCGTTCGGCACGCACCACCTGGGTCACCCCGTCGGACAGGTCGACGTGCATCCACACCTCCCGTTCCTCGTTCTCCTGCGCATGAACCAACCGGCGCAACAACGCCTCCACCTGCACCTCGTGTTCGTCCTTCTGACGATCCACCTGCAACCGTCCCGCACCCGTCATGCGCACGCTGCCGACGTTCATGCGTCGCAGGTTCGCCGTCGCCTGGTCGAGCGCGCTCGACGTGCCCAACGCCGCACGTTCCGCCGCGCCGACCGCCGCACCCTCGGCCGACCGCATCCCGTCCGCGAACCCCTCCATCAACGCGGCACCGCGGTACGGCGTCCACCCGCGCCCGGACAACGGACCTTCCTTGGCAGGCGACCCCGGCAACAGACGCATCACCGCGTCAATCCCATCACTGATGGCCGACGTCGCCGCACTAATCGCGGACCGGATGCCGTCCGCGAACCGCTGGAACACACGGCGCCCGAGGTTGAACATCGTCTGCGGCAACCCGCTCAACAGGGACGTGATGCGACCGGGGATCGTGCGCACGAGCGCCATGATCGCGTTGATGCCGGTGACCGTTGCGGACCGCATCTGCGTCCACGTGTTGCGGACGATGGTGAGCATCGTGTTCCACGCCGTCTGCATCGCGCTCTGGATCGTGGCCAGGGTCGACGCGATCGTGGTCCGGATCGCGTTGATGATCGTCGTGATCGTGGTCTGCATCGTGGTCCACACGGTCCGCGTGATCGTCTGGATCGTGGTCCACACCGCGGTCCATGTCGCCTGGATGCCCGCGAGCGTCGTGGTGATGAACGCCTGCACCGCCGACATCGTTGCCGTAATGAACGCCTGGATGGCCGCGAACGTCGCTTGGGTGAACGCCTGAACGGCCGTGAGGGTCGTCTGCCAGAACGCTTGTATGGCGGCCAACGTGGTCGTGACCGTGGTCTGTATCGTGGTGATCGCGGTGGTGATCGTCGTGGTGATCGCCGTCCACGCCGCCTGCGCGACCTGTTGCACCGCGGCCCACGCTGCCTGCCACGCCGCCTGCACCGCCGTCAACCCCGCCTGAACGGTGGCCTGCACCCCGGCCATCGACGTCGTCACCACCTGCGTCACGGCCGCCCACGCCGCCTGCGTCGCCGCGGTCACGGCGTCCCATGCCGCGGCCCACGCCGTCCGGATGGCGTCGAGCGAGGCGGCGATCGTCGTCTGCATGGTGTTCATGCCTGCCGCCACCGCCGCCTGGATGCCGGTCCACACGGTCGTCGCTGCCTGTTGCATGGCCGTCCATGCGGCCGTCCACACCTGCTGGATCGTCGCCAACCCTGCCGCCACCGCCGCCTGGATGCCGGTGATCGCGGTGGTGATCGTCGTGGTGATCGCCGTCCATGCCGTCTGCGCGACCTGTTGCACCGCGGTCCACGCGGCGGCCCACGCCTGTTGGATCGCGTTGATCGCGGTGGTGATCGTCGTCTGCACCGTCGTCATGCCCGTCGCCACCGCCGCGGTCACGATCGCCCACACCTCGACCGCCACGCCACGGATGGCATCCCACGCCGCGATCCACGCCCCCCGTACCGCTTCCATCCCCGCGGCGAGCGCGGCACGGATGCCGTCGGCGCCTGCCGTCACCGTCTGCCGGATGGCATCCCACGCCGTTTCTGCCGCGCCCCGCATCTGCGTCCACACGTCATCCCAACGTGTCCGGATGGCGTCGAGCGCGGTGGCCATCCGATCCCGCAGGTCCTCCATGTGCGCGCCAACGAACGCGCCGATGCCCTCGGTCATCGTCACTGCCACGTCAACGATCTGTTGCCATGCGTTCCGCCACGTGCCAAGGAACGCGTCGATGGCCGCGGTCAACCGGAGCAGCGCCGCGGTCATCGTTGGAGACAGGTCCTCGGCACTTATGCCGTCGCCAATCTCCAACACGATCATCCCACCGGACCGCCGCAACGTCCCGCCCGCGAGCGGCCCGAACTTCGCTGGCGACTGATGCAACCAACCCATCATCCGTTCGATCGGGTTCCCCAAAGCGTCACCGAGTGTGTCCGGCACCGACCGGATGCCCTCCCCAATCTGTTCAACGATGTTCGTGCCCGCCGTCCGCAACGTTGCCCACCCCTGCCGCAACGCCCCCGCTACCCGTTCCGGTACATCGGTGAACCACTCGATGACCGTGTCCAACGCGTCGGACGTCGCATCCTTGATGTTGTCCCACGCCTCCTGCACCGGGGCCAACGTGTCACCCCATATGCGGTTCCACGTGTTCTCCAACCACGTCTGGATGTTCTCGAACACCTCCACAACGCCGTCCCACCCGCGTTGCGCCCATTCCACGATCCCTTCCCACGCGATCCGGGCCGCTTCCTTCGCCGCATCCCACGCCGCGGCCCAATCGCCGTCGAGGATCGCGACGAACCCCTCCACGAGTTGGGTCATCACGTCGAGGGTGGTTCGGGTGACGATCAACGTGAGGTCCCACGCGGTCCCGATGATGACGCCCATGTTGGTAAACGCGACGCCGATCCCTTCCGCCAACGGCACCCCCACCGCGTTCCAGATCGCCGCCAGTTCGTTCCACAACGCGTCGAAGTCGTCGTTGAGTTCGTTCCACCCGCGCACCACCCCGGTCTTGAAGTCCTCCCACGCCTGCTCGATGTCGTCGGCCAACCCGGACGCTTCCCACGACGCACGCATATCGTCCCACGCGCTCGCGAACTCGGTCCGCACCGGGTCCCACACCTCGTCCCGCCACCATGGCAGGAACCGGCCGTGCCACGCGTCCTCGATCGCGGTCTGCAACGCCGAACCGTGCTCGTCGTAGAGGTCGACCATGTCCGACCACGCGTCCGCGAACGCGCTCTGCGCATCGGCCCACAGGTCGTCCCACCACCCGGTAAACGTGTCCCACCCGTCCATGACCGCGTCGACCAACGGGGCGCCATGGTCATCCCACACGCCCCGGGCGTCGGTCCACATGGTGTCGAACGCATCTTGTGCGTCGGACCACAGGTCGTCCCACCACGCCGACACCACGTCCCACGCATCACGGACCGCGTCGACCAACGGGGCGCCATGGTCATCCCACACGCCGCGGATGTCGGCCCATGCCGTGTCGAACGCATCCCGGATGTCCGACCACAGGCCGTCCCACCACGCCGTGATGGCATCCCAGGCGTCCATGACCGCGGCGACGAGCGGTACGCCGTGGTCGTTCCACACGCCCCGGATGTCGGCCCACGCCGTGTCGAACGCGTCCCGGATCGTGCCCCACAGGCCGTCCCACCACCCCTGCACCGTGTCCCAGGCGTCCATGACCGCGGCGACGATCGGTGCGCCAACCGCGTCCCATGCACCGCGGATGTCCGCCCACGCGGTGCCGAACGCGTCCCGGACCGCGCCCCACAAGGTGTCCCACCATCCGGTGACCACGTCCCACGCGGCCATGATCCCGTCCACGATCGGGGCGCCCACGGTGTCCCACACGCCACGGATGGCGTCCCATGCCGTGGCGAACGCGGTCCGGACCCCGGTCCACAACGTGTCCCACCACCCGGTGACGACATCCCATCCGGCCATGACCGCGGCGACCAACGGCGCCCCGACCGCGTCCCACACGCCACGGACCGCGTCCCATGCGGTCCCGAACGCGTCCCGGACCCCGGTCCACAGGCCGTCCCACCACCCGGTGATGACATCCCACGCCGTCTGTATCGCGGCCACGATCGGGGCGCCCACGGTGTCCCATACGCCCACGATGGCGCCCCACGCCGCGGCGAACGCATCCCGGACCGCGCCCCACAACGAGGACCACCATCCCTGGACCTCCTGCCACGCCTCCTGCACGATCCCGACCAACGGGGCGCCGTGTGCGTCCCACACCCCGCGGACCTCCTGCCACGCCTCCTGGAACGCGTCACGGACCCGGCCCCACAGGTCCGACCACCACGCGGTGATGGTGTCCCACGCGTTGACGATCGCGACCACGATCGGTGCACCCACCGCGCCCCACACCGCGCGCACGTCGGCCCACATGGACGCGAACTCGTCCCGGGCGCCTTGCCACAGGTCGCCCCACCACGCCTGCACCGCCTGCCACGCATCCGTGATGGCGTCCACGAGCGGTGCACCCACCGCGTTCCACACCGCCACGACCGCGTCCCACACCGCCGCGAACACATCCCGGACCACGCCCCACGCCGTGTCCCACCCCCGTTGGATCGTCGCCAACTCGACCCCGAACACATCCGCGACGAACTGCAACCCGTTCTCCACCGCGCGCCCGATGGCATCCCACACCGCTTCCCCGATCCCACGGATGGCATCCCACGCGCCGGACCAATCCCCTTGGATCACGGCCATCGTCGTCCCGACGATCCCGCGCACCAACTCGATCCCCACCATGACCGCGTTGGAGATGCCCGACCACACCGCTTCCGCGAACGCCCGGATGGTGCGCCACGCCACGTCCCACGCCGCTTGGATCGCCCCCATCTCCAACCCGAGGACCGACCCCACCGCGGCGATCCCGCCCGACACCGCCGCCCCGATCCGTTCCCATATCGCGATGGCGATGGTGCGCACCCGTTCCCATCCGGCGTCCCACATGGCGCCGATCAAGTCCAGGCCCGCGCCGATCAGGTCCCCCAGGAACTGGATGCCCATGTCGGCCGCGGTCCCGATCGCGGCCCACACCGTCCCCATGGTGTCCCGGATCGCGTCCCACGCGCCGGACCAATCGCCCCGGATCACGGCCATGATCGCGGTGATGGTTCCCCGGACCGTGTCGATCCCCGTCTGAACCAACAGTTGCACCGCGGCCCACGTGTGTTCGACCACGACCCGGATGACATCCCACGCCGCGGACCACACCGGCCCGAGCATTGCCCCGATGTTGCCCATCACGTCGAGGACGTAGTTGATGCCGATGTCCACGACGCCACGCAACGTGTCCCACGCGGTTTGGGTGGACGCGCTAATGGCATCCCACGCGGCCCGCCAATCCCGGTCCATGACCGCGGTACCGAACGCGATGATGTTGCCCAACTGTTCCATCGACCCGCGCACCACCACCACAAGGGCGTCCCACACCGCGCCGACCGCAACCTGCAAGTTGGTCCACGCCACCCCGATCGCGGCGACCAACGGTGGCCCGATCCGTTCCCACACGCCACGGATGGCGTCCCACGCCACCGCGAACGCGTCCCGGATGGCGTCCCACGTGGACGCGAACGTGACCCCCACCTCCTCGAACGATCCGGCGATCCGGTCCCACACCGCACCCAACACGGGCACCAACGTCGACTGGAACCACCCAAGCGCCGCCTGCGCCGTGGCCACGACCCGTTCCCACACCGCGGTAACGATGTCCCGGAACGTTTCGCTGTTCTGCCACAACAGGACCAACGCGGTCCCCACCGCGGCGATGGCCAGGGTCACGGGGTTCATCGCCAACACCCACTTCGCGAACCCGGTGACGAGTTGGATGATGGACGCACCCAACCCGACGATCTTGACCGCGGCGAGGGCACCCAACGCGGGACCGAGCACGGTCGTCACGACGTTCGCGATGCGGGTGCCCCACTCCACGATGACCGGCCCCCACCGGGTCCACCACGCCGCCATCGCCTGCAACGCGGGGATGACGGTCCCCGTGATGACCTCCCCGATCGTGGCGATGCCCCGCTGCACGAACGCCTCGATTGCAGGCATATTGTCCTGCAACGCCCCCACCAACCGTTCGAGGTACGGCACCAACGCGCCGCCGATCGTCAACCCCACATCGACAAGCTGGTCCTTCAACAACCCGAGTTGTGCCCAGAACGTCTGCATCTGCCGGTTCGCGACGTCCTCGGCCGTGCCGCCCGCGTTCCGTAGCTCCGCCTCGTACTCGCGCAGCGCGTCGCTGTTCCCCATCAACGCGAGGATGCCGTCCCGTTGGCGTTGGTTGAACCCCAACTGCTCCAACGCCGCCTCGCGTTGTTCGACCGTCATCCCTTCGAAGGCGCGTTCCAGGTCGCCCACGATGTCGGCCATGTTCCTCATGTTGCCTTCGCCGTCGAACACCTCGATACCGAGGTCCCGGAACGCCGCCTCATTGCGTCGCGACTGTTCCGACAACCCGGCCAACGTGTTCCGCAGCAACGTCCCCGCTTGGGACCCCTTGATGCCCTGATCTGCGAACACCGCGAGGATCGCCGTGCCCTCCTCGATGTCCTTCCCCACGTTCTGCAACGCGGCCCCGGCCTTCGACGTCATCGCGTCCGCGAACTCCTCAACGCTGGCGTTCGCCAACGTGTTCGCCTTCACGAACACATCCGTCGTGCGCCCCAGGTTCTCCAAGTTCTGCGCGGTGTCCTGCGACGTCAACCCCAACGCCGATTGGGCGTCGGTGGCGAGGTCGGTGGCACGTGCCAGGTCGAAGTTCCCTGCCTGCGCGAACGCCGCAACCGTCGGCAACGCACCAACGGAGTCCGTGGCATCCATCCCTGCCGATGCCAAGAAGAAGAACGCTTCCGCGGCCTCCGTCGCGCTAAACGCGGTGGTCCGACCCACCTCCCGCGCCGCATCGGACATGTCGTTCCGCATGGACGATGACAGGTCGCCCATGATCGCCGTGCTGCGCGTCATCGCCTGGTCAAAGTCCGCGAACGCTTTGACCGATGCCGCCATGCCACCAACGACAGCGGCACCCAACGCCTGCAATACACGAGTACCGAACGTCTGCAACGATCCCGTTGCCGACTTCATCGTGCGTTCGAAGTCGCTGGCATCACCAACGATCCGGATGCGAAGGGTGCCCGCCATCGTCAGCGGTCCGCGCGTGGGGTGCCGATCATGTTGATGACACCTCCTCGTTGTATCTCACCATGTACTTGACCATCGCCGCGTACTCACGGATCGACAGCGCCCAGAAGTCCCGTGGCAACATCCGCCAGAAATGGCAGAACGTCGCCATGTCATCTAGGCGTCCTTCGTAGGGTCCACGTCACCACCATCGGCACTCGCTTCGTCCGCTTGCCGCATCCGCGCGATCAACTCGTCCTTCTTGCCCTTCTCGTCCAGGCCGCGCTTGCCCAGTTCGAGTTTCAGGTCCCGCACCGTCCAGTTGTCGTAGTTGGTGTCGGACTGCTCGAACTCGAACGTGGCATACAGGCGTTTCACGAACGCGTTGGGGGTCATGGAGTTGTACGACTCGGGCTTCAACCCTGGCTTCGCACGCCGTTCGGTGACGAACGCGAGCGCCATCACGAGCGACGTCGGTGGCGATTGCGCGAAGTCACCCAGGTCGGTCAGGGAGTACCCCGACATGCGTTCGACGTGTGCGACCTCGTCCATTCGCAACTCGTCCACGGTCAACATCTTCAGCTTGTCAGCCACGGTGGTTCCCTCCGCGGGGTTCTCCCGCATCGTGTGACATGCCGCGGCGTCTGCCGCGGCACGTAGTTCGTTGGGGCGCCGCGGTGCCGCGGCACATCACCACCCCAACCCGGCCCCGCGCGACCAACCAAGACGGTTGCCTCGCACGATCGACTCCACCCCCGACAGGTACGCCTCCTCGATGCGTGGTTGCACCGACCGTGCCGCAGCGATCAGGTGTGGCCGTGCGGGCGCCTGCCCACCCGGCCACACCTGCCGGTACCCCCACTGTCGGGACCGTGCGTCACGGTGCCCGCCACCGACCCGCAGTTGCACCTCACGGGTCGCCGCCGATGGGCGGATGGTTTCACCACGCCCCGCACCAACCCCGGTCGAACTGCCACCCGCGGACGCAATGACAAGCTCACCGATGCGACGGTGCACCTGCCCAAGTTCGCGTTGCAGTTGCGGCCCACCCATACGCCGCAACGTGCGGCGTAACTCGGTGAGCCCTTCAATCTGGACCCGGGGTTGGATGGGCACGGGTCAACCCGCCGGTGCCTCGGTGGCACGGGCGATGCCGTCACCCATCGCAGGAATCTCGACCTCGATCTTGGACAGTTCACCGACGGTGCCGTCCAACCCGTCGTAGGAGAACAGCTTGCACCGGGCGCTGCTGTATTCCGGGTTCGATGCGCCCACGTCATCGCTCGACGGACGTACCCGCGTGGTGAACTCCTCCTCATCGGAGTAGAGCGGGTACAGGGTGTCATCCACGCTCGCCGTGTCGAAGTTCTGGTGGAAGGTGAGGGTGAACGTGTCCTCACTCAACCCGTGGACGTACTCCTTCCCGCTGCCGCCGAAGTTGGTCGACTCGACCTGTTCCTTCTCCTGGTGAACGGTGACCTGCTCGACGTGGTCGGACAGGTCAACACCGTCGACCTCGATGAAGCATTCCCGCAGTACGCGCTTTCCCATCAGTCGTCCTCCTGCTCGGTCGCCCCGTCATTGACGTCGGGCGGGGTGATGTGTTCCGGCGCGGTCGCGACCGGGGGGTTCTCGGGGCCTGACTTCGGTTCGGCATCGGTGCTGCCGTCCTGAACTACGAGGCGGCCGGACTTCACATGCCGTGACTGTTGCCCGGGGTGAACGCATGGGTGCGCAACCCATCCACGGCCTTCAACGTTTCCGCGACCGCGATCCGGACCTCCGTGTCGGTGGCCATCAGCGCACCAACACGGGGTGGCGCCGGTACGGGTCCAGCAACAGTTCCACGTCCGCGTCCAGTTTCGACAACAGGCGCATCCCGGTATTCCCGTCGAACCCCGGCACCTGCGCGATCCCGAACGCGGCATTGCGCCGTTGTGCGAGGCGGGATGCCTGCAACAACGTCGCCTGCTTCACCGCGGCCGGGATGTCCGGCCACCCGAAGATGCCGGTCACCACGACCTCCCCGACGAACATGCGCCGGGTGCCCTCGATCGCGGTGTACGGCCGATCATGGTCGAGCGCGTTGTACGGGAACAAGTCCCACGTGCCGTCCGGCCACACCTGCCCATCCACCTCGACCGTGTCCACGTCAACGGCATCATCGACGTACAGGCGTGCCGTGTGGCGGCCCTGCCGGTACCTGCGGGTTGCGGGCCGGTTAGTGAACGTGCGACGGCAGTACGAGTCCACCTGATCGACCGCGGCATCCAACGCGGCCTCCAACATGTGGTCGTCCGCGTTGTCCCCGATCTGCGCGTGCGACCGGAGTTCGGTGAGCGTGGCGTAGCTCACTCGTCGCCGCTGTCATCCGTGTCGTCGCCACCGTCGTCGCCACCGTCGTCGTCGCCGCTGCGGCCCTTCGATGCGGTGGCCTTCTTCGCCGCCGCCTTC